TGTCGCCCAGCCATTTCGCATAGGTGCTGCGCTGCCAGCCGATAGCCTCATGCTTCACTGCATCTGCTTCATTCGCTGCGTGCATTGCGCCATGTTGCGTATGGGTCATGAAAATCATGATTTACCCTTATCAGGAAACCCGCCCCAACCTAAGCCAGAGCGGGTTAATTACATTACGCGAACGGAGTAGCGGCTGTGCCGGTTTGGTTCAGCACGCCATCGACAAACCACACCGTCGAACTAAGGGCAGTGATGGTGATGCGATCACCGATGATGCCGCCCGTAGTGGTGCCGTTCATTGACACGTTAGTGTGAGAAGTACCGTTACCCGCGAAGAATTCGCCAGTCGTCGCCGCGCTGTTCAACATCGCCACGCCACCAAGCAAAAACTCAGTCGCCAGACCGGTGATGAATTTATGCGCGTTTGAGGTGCGAGTAACAGTGGTCACAAAGGTGAATTGCATACCAGCAACCGGAGTCGGAAGGGTATAGACCACCCCTGCCGCCGAGTCGAACAGGCAAATCGCACCAGATTCCTTTGCGGTCAAGGTGCGGGTAGCGACGGCATCGCCGATCACTTGCACCGCTTTGGAACGGTGCATCGAAAGGCCCGGCGCGCCGTAGGAAAGTTGCTCATAGTTCTGCAGAGTATTTGAAGCCATGTTTGTTGCTCCTTGAATGTGGATGATGAAAAGGGGCCGAAGCCCCTGATCAATTACTTGATGTGTTTCCAAATTCGCAATTTCTTTATTGCGCCAATTGTGTTTTTGGATACATTAAAACGTCTTGCAATGTCAGCGTTACGTTCAGTCGATGCGCGTATTTCAATCACTTGAGCCTCCGTAAGTTTGCAACTTCTATGCTCTTCACCAATTTTTCTTCCAGGTCGGCCACGCCCTTTTGACCACATATCATTGGCATTATCGGTCGCGGTTCCTAGAAACAAATGATCAGGGTTGCAGCATGGTGGGTTGTCGCATTTATGGAGAACTTGAAGACCGAAAGGAATTGGCCCTTTCATCAAGCGCCATGCAGCCCTGTGCGTAGATTCGGTTTCGCCATCTTTTGGATGCCATTGACCGTGACCATCTCGGTGGCAACTCTTCGTCCATTCCCAGCATTCGTTTGGACCTTTTATGTCCAAACTCTGAAGGAAACGAGCTTCTGGAGTAAGCCCCCGCGTCTGCACTTGAAGCGGCTTCAATTCTTTTCCTTCCCTTGCCTGAACCCTATGAGCCAGACATAGACCGGAAGAATGTCCCTTTTCCTTTTCGCATCCATTGAATGAGCACTTCATCGAAACACCTCCTTGTTAATGAAGTGCTCATTGTAACACTAACCTTCACTCAGGACGTTATACGGCATGCCCATTCGGGCCGTAGTGCGGCCATTCCGTATAAAATATCAATACGCATCAGCAGCTCGTCGTTGCGGATGTCCGAGTCTTGCCAAACGCGAAGCGACAGACCATCTTGCGAACGACGCACGCACTTCTCGGAGCTGGCCATCAATGGAAGGTCCGCGGTAACGAACTGGAACGCCTCCTTGTGGTACATCAGGTTTTGCACGTAGGAGGTCGAAGCCGCACCGACAAAGGTCAAAGTCTTGCTGTTGAAGTCGGTCGTTACCAAAGTTGCTCCGTTCGAAGAAACGACGTTCTTTCGCGGGCCGGTAAGGTGGATCGTTGGGGAAACGGTCGTTGTCGTCGCGCCGATTGCAGTAATAGTGAATTGCTGCAATGACGAATACGCGGCCTTCGTCTCCGGATGGCATGCATAAACTCCCGCGATGGTGAATACCTGCCCGACGGCCTGCACTGCAACAGCGACAGTGGTATGCATATCGACGACAGAGCCGCCATCAGTCACCAAAGCCGCAGCATCGGTCGTGCCGGTCACGTCGGAACCGTTGGTCAGCGTCCACATCCGGTCGTTTTCATACCAGTCGGCCATGGCGGTGCGACCAATCATGCCTTCGCGGTACTGCTCCTTGATCTGCGAAGAATCCTGGAACAGTCCTTTCAAGCCATTGACCATGCCGCCCATGGTGACGGAATCGCACTGGATGAAACGATTACCATCCTTCGGGGCAAGGTGCTGGTTCAGCTTGGCGCGTGCTGCACCGACAGCCACAAGGTCGGTCGGCGGGGTGCCGGCCGTACCTGCGGTGTTGTAGGTCGCTTTGGTCGCCATCGCGATAAAGTCGGATTCGATACCGGAAATCAGAACCGACATGGCCGGCTCAATGTAGCGCTTACTGATCTCGTCGATACTCAGCGCGAGTTCGGCCGAGTTGAAGCGCATATCGACGTGATCCTGCGTCGCGACCACAATGGAACCGGTACCTTCGACTTGATCCTGAACGTCCATGACGCGGGAGCCAGTGGTTCGCGAATACTGGTTCGGCTTGCGAACGCGCAGGGTTGAGCCGATCTTGGCCCCGGTTTTGGCGAAGCTATCGTCGTACTGACGATCCACCGTGCCGATGAATTGCGATTTTTCGTGTGCAATCCGAAGAGCCTCACGTGTTACCATGTCAATCGTGACCAAAGAATTACTCATTTTGTTACTCCTTACAGCGCCTCACGGCGTTGATTGATTGGGTGCCCAGCGCTTCGCAGCGTTAAGGCGTGATTGTTACCGGCGTTGTGCGATCTGCGAACGCCGCCAGGCAGCGAATTCCTTATCCGTCATCTCTGCCGGGTCTTTGGATACGCTGCCTTTTGCCCCGCCAACCGGATTGATCGGCGGTGGCGCTTTTGATACTTTTGGAGCAGAGGCAATCGTCATTTCGAGCTTGCCGATTTCAGCGGCTTGCCGGGCTGGCGAGAGCTTTGAAATACGCTCTACGTCATCCGGATTTGCTGCCATGTGCGCCATCAGTTTGGCCGGCATTTCAGAATCAATCACCGCACTGGCGATTGCCGCTGTAAGAGGCAGTTCGTCGAATGCTTCGCGGTCAAAGCCGGGGATTTTCTGCGCTTCCGCGTAGATCGTCTCCGTCTTTGCTGATACGGATTGATGCTGCTGTACCTGCTTTTGCTGATTCGCTGCCTGGTCGCGCTTGTCCAATTTCCAATCGGCAACCGCCTCAACCCAATCGTCGTCACTCGCGAATTGATCGCGTGCGGGGCGTCCTGGTTCTTGCGGTGCTTCCTGTTGCTTGGGGGCGAACCTTTCCAGCGTTTCACGATAGGCTTTCAGCGCTCGGCGATCAGCAATTGCCTCTGCCTTGGCTTTTTCCTTCTGAACGATCTTGTTCAACTCTTCTTGAGTGAATGTCTTCGGTTCAGCCTCAGTTGTTACATCCGGTTGTGCCTGAGTGTCATCAACGGGAGTCGCTACGTTTTCCGGCGTAGCTGCCGGTTGTGCTTCGTCAGTTTCGACGGGCGCGACTTGCCCTGCATCAAGTGCATCAGTCATTTCTACTTCCTTCCTTGCGGAGACCCGGATTCGTCCGGTGACGTACTGCGATTAAACGATTGCAGCCAATGACATGATGACGAACACTACGTCCAATTCCTCTATCTGCTGCTGCATCAGTTCGGCATGAAGTTGTGCCGAGATAGCGGCTTGTTCAGACTGCATTTGATCAACAACTAGTGCAGAAATATTTTCTTGTTGCTGCAGATCATCTGCCAGCGCCTTTACCGCTGCAATACTGAGCTTCAGTTCTTTCGATACTTGCGCGGCTTCAGCCTGCAGTGTCTCAGCGTCATCCGGTGCCGCCTGCTTGATCGGACTAATAACATCTGCGGCGTGCGTCTCGACTTCGGTCGGCTCGTACTCGGTCTTACTTCTGCGGCGGATCTGTTCTCCGTAGTCGTTCCATCCGCCGCTTGAATTGCTTTGAACCGTTCCTGCGGTTCCGCTTGCGGAACAAACGTCATTTGCGTTGGTATAAGCGACGGTGCCGGTAATGGCGCCAGATACCCCACTTGCAGCACTGGTGTCGTTAGCGTTCGTTGTGGCGAGCGTGCCGACTACGGTGGTCGTACCCGATGCGGTACAACTATCGTTAGCGTTCGTTCTTGCCAGCGATCCGGTAACGGTTGTGGTGCCGCTCGCTGCCGATGTATCGTTTTCGTTCGTGTAACTGACCGACCCGCTGACACTATTCCCAACTGCCCCAGACGCGCTGCAAGTGTCGTTAGCGTTGGTCGCTGCTAGGGCGCCCGTTACCGTCGTTGTACCATTTGCTGCGCTGGTATCGTTGGCGTTGGTGTAGGCGACAGTTCCGGTAGATCCTGCGGCATCGACTGCAGCGAACATCAGATCCGGCAGCGGTGCAAAAATATCCCAGCCATTCAGGCTCAGATTTTTCGCTACCGCCCGGTTAAGCGCGACGCCATTCCACACCGACGCCGCCAAAATTCCTTGACTGGTGGCCAGGTTTAGATAGCCGTTACCAATCCAGAAGTGCGTTTTAGTCTGTACCCCCCACGGCGTAGCGGCACTCGTTTCCACGCCATTACATGACAGATAGGCATTAGTCCCATCGTAGGTAAGGACGATGGTTCTAAGCGAGCCAGCCGGCAGCGCGCCGTTCTGTGTTGCTACATAGCCACTCGCCGAGCCGTAGATCCGGAGGTTTGTCGAGTTGTTTTGAATCAGTGCGTGCGGCGTACCGCTGCTGCCGCTTGTGCCTGCCCACTGAAACAAACCGATTGTCGCCGCCGATGTTCCGGGTTTGACAATCAACATCACCGAAAACGGTGTTGTTTGTGCGGCCAGCGAACTTGCTACGTAAAACCCATCATTTACACCAACGGATGGTGTGGTATAGCTTATCCCGTGTGGTGTCGGGGCGATGGTTACGTTTGTCCGCGTGATCGCCGCTTGTTTTACTAAGTCGAGCACCCCGACTGCGGCATTAAACGCGAATGTAGGCGTCGGGTACTTCGGATTGAACGGTACAACACCTCTCGGCTGCTGCGTCCAGATTCTTTGCAGCATTTTAGGCTACATCAAACTTGATGCCGGTGTACTTGAAAGTATCTGTATTGGTCGTCGATTTGAGCGCTACACCCGTGTTATGTGCGACGAAAATACCCCAGCGTTTTGGCAACACACCACCAAATAGCGTCGCGACGGATGTTGGCTTGAGGTAATAAACCCGGTCGGTGGTCGTCGCAGAGACGCTCAGCGAGCCGAGTAAGGCTACCACGCCATTCAGCACACCGGATGATGTCACTGTCTCGGCTGAATCCGTGCCGTCGAAAACATCTTGATAAGTGGGGCTATCGTCATGTTGTGCATACACATATATGCCAATGATCGTGTTTATCGTTGGTGTCGTGCCGACAGTTACTGATCCGGATACAAGCGCGTCCATGTACTTGTTCGTGGTGTTATCGACCGCGGTCGATTCGCGTCCCGCCGTAAAATCAGACGATGATGCAAGCGAATTGAGGTCCATGGTAATCGTTGCGGGCGTAGCGTAGCTCGGGGTGATGGTTGCCATGTCAAATCCTCATTGCGGCTTCGATGTCGCTATCTGTAATCATCCCCTCGAAGCCGAGCGATGCCGGGTTTGCTGCCGTGCCCGGACCGATGGCGAACACTTTCTCGCCGCGAGTTGCCTGACGCTGCATAACGAGGCGGACTGCCGCCCATCCTGCGGAAACCGTCGCGCCGCCTGCGCCGCTTGGAACGTTCGTCAGCGCGTCCTGCAGCCCAGATTGAACGTTTTGTCGTGCAGAATTGATCGACTCGCGGCCCTGTAGCAGGGTTTGTACGTTGAACTGCTTTCCTTGACAGGACAGCGCGCGATTGGTCCATAGAGCGGTGCCATCCGGGGTATCGGTCGGCGTCAGTTTGGCCCACGTAATGGCGTCGTAAATTTCCTGCGTCGCCGTACTGCTGCGCCACACGATAAAGACCGGTTCAATGATTGCGTTGAGTACCGACAGCGCAGGCCCGATATTGCCGGCAGCGACCATCTCGGCCAGCGTCGCATCAGCAAGGATGGCGGTTCTCAGCGTCTGCAGTTGTGCGTTATCCATTACGGATTGCCCTCCGTTATCACAAACGACGTGACACTGACCGGCTGCCCAACCACAATCGTGGTGGTCGTTAGGTTCAAATCAGAGCCGGAGGTGCCGACGTTGCCATCAAGAACATGCGTCGTGCCATCCGCCTTGACGATACGGAACCATGTCGCGGTGCCCGAAGCGTTCGCGCTGGCATCCTGCGTAATAGCCCCGAGCGTGAGCACTCCGTTCGAAGCGCCTGCAGCAAACGGGGTGCCGCATGTCAGTTCAGCGAGCAGCGTTGTAGCAGCGCCACCAGTTGCCGGACGCGAACCGTCATAGATACGCAACAGCGCCGCGTTCCCGGCCCTTGTCGTGATTGCATCAACCATTGCGGTGCGCAGCGTTGCAGCTTCATAAGCGAGTGCCATGATGATCCTTTATTTGATTGACCCGGCATAATCGCCGGACGGTCCATTGATGCCGATCTTTTGCTCGTCGCCGTCGCAGATGATCTCTCCGATATAGGTCGTGCCAGAAGGGCCGGTAATCGTGATCGTCTTGCGCATCGGCTCTTGTTCCGGCGCTTGGGCCGGATTCGGCTGTGCCATCTGCTGCATAACCGCGATCTGCGCATCTGCTTCGATGTTCATTTGCGCAATCTGCAGTTTTGTCTGCTGTTCGATCTGCGCTTTCTCAATTGCCAATTGCGCATCAATATCAGCTTTTTCTCGGGCGAATTGCAGATCAATCGCCGCTTGCTGGCGTTTGGCTTCGGCGTCGATATCCGATTGATGCGCCTTTATTTGCGCGTCCATGTGGGCTTGTTCGACCTTGGCTTGTGCGCCGGATTGCGCCTGCTGTAGCTCGCCGTGTGCCTGTTGCAATGCCTGATCCATCTGCTGCATCTGCTCATGCATCTGTTGCATCTGCTGCTGTACCTCGGGCGGGATTTCCGGCTGCCCATCCTTCTTGTCCTGCAACCCCGGAGGCAGTGCCTTAGCGAGGCGTTCCGCCAGTTGCTCGGACATCGGGAAATCCTGCGCCCGCATGATCAAATCGCCAGCAATCCCCATCAGCGCCGGATTTTTTGCCGCGAGTTCGTTGAGGCTGGCTGCACTTTCTTGGCGTTGCGTCTGATAGTTAGGGCCGGTATCGACAACTACATCGTATTTTCCGACCAGCGGATCGAATATTTTCTGGATCTCTCCGTCTTCGTCCGGCTGTTCGTGATACTGGCCGAATCCCGGCTCCATCCGTACATGTTCCTCTTTACCATCTAGGCCGAGGATTCTCACGACACGGGCGGTATCATAGTATTTCTGGATCAGATTGATCAGCACCTTGGCCTCATAGCGCAAGGCTCTCGCAAGGTTGTCCGGGAAATGGAACGTTGCCGTCTCGCCCTGAACTTTCAGCCGCTCGATACCGATCCCGCTTTGTGCTTCCGATTTGATGCCGAAATTTGCATTCTGTTGCCCCGATGCGGCGCGCATCTGTTCGGTCGAGAGTTGCAGGAATTGCACTTGTGCTGCTGGCATCACAGACGGCTGCTGTCTTGCCGGTTGCGGCAGCGGATTACCGGATTGGTCGTAGGCGTGGAACGGCAGGTAGGACGCGTTCGAGCTATTCGCCTGTTGCCATTCTTCATCGTATCCCTCAATTGCCTCGGCTGCTGCCATGTAGGGAATCTTGTTCTGCAGGGCGAGGGTCTGTGCGGTTTCTGAGTACGCGTAATTTACCATGCGCGCCGGGTCTTTAAGGTCGCGTACCTGGCCTTTGCGTACCAACTCGTCGCCGACGTAAATCTCTTTTCCGACCACGGAAATAATCGGCAGGTAATCCCCGAGCCAATCCGTCTCATCGACAGGCTTGTCATGCCCGCCGATCAACTTGCACCACTTCCATTTTTTGACCTGCGTCGGCCGTTCTTTGACAACGATCTGCCCCGGCTTCAGCGCCGATTTGAGCACCGATGATCCATCCTGCAACAAACAAGCGGTCTCTTTGACCAGCGTGCAGTAAAAATACTCAGCCCGACGGATCGTATCCTCACGCATCCACCCGTCTTCAACCCATGACTGCGGATCAATCTCCGGATGCTCGCGCTTGGCCTGTTCGTGGCTGATGTCCTCGAACACAAAGCCCCACATTGCGTCCGATTTGTCCAACTCCAGACAGTCCGGGTCGATATAGACCAATCCCGGACGTGGGCATGCTTTGATGACAATATCTTGATTAAAACTGGTCTCGTCAGAGTACTGCGTCAGTACGCGCCAATAACCCTCTCCACCATAAACCGCATGCTCTGCAGCCACATCATGCGCATCATCTGCCGCGCTGGAGACCTGGATATTACGGATCAAACCGCCGAGTATTTCCGCTGTCTCTTTGTCCGCGCCGGAATCAACCGGGGAGACCTTGACCGATGGGCGATTTCGGCGAATCTCGTTGATAATCTGGTTGCAGTGTTGCGCTGTCATATTGACCGTAAGAATTACCCGCTCATCGCCCTCTCGTTCGCGGCGGATTGATTCCGGCCACTGCCAGCCGTTGTCCGAGTCGCCCATGACAAAGCGCGTGTCATCAAGCGCCAGTTTGCGCGCCTCGCTGTTCGCCTCTTTCGCACGCTCAAAACGCTTTTTGGCCTCGATCACCACTTCGTCAGCAGTTTTCGGCTTGTTTGCGTTCATTGTCATCCTTGCTACTACATGTAGTATTTGGAGCGGCAAAACCCCGTTATTTTCGACACTTTTCGCTAAAACCTACTACCTGTAGTAGGTAGCTACTTCATCCACCCTTGGCCGTGCGTGTGCTGCCTGCGTTCCGGCTTGGCTTTCGCCTCTTTTTTCGGCGGCTTGACGATGCCGGGGAACAACGCTGCCATCGCCCAGATTGCAGCATCAGCTCTGTTTGGCGAGTGCGCGCCGGTGTAGCCATACGTCGAGAAGGCAGACAGCTCGTCTTCAAGCTCGTTCAGGTAGCCAACGTGGCGCACCTTGCCCTGCTCGTACAGTGCGCTGAATGGCTCGGCACGCTGCACCTTGCCACGGCTTGCTGTAACCGCCTGAAAGTTCGTCCTCGGCCGGCACGTCTTGATGACATGCGCCACCATTGCGCCGCCGTAGTTCGTCTCACCGACCACTGCATCGGCGTCGTGTCGGTCGTAGGCGTCGCAGGCGACCTTGCCCCACGTTGCCGGCCCAGCCTTAACGGTCAGATCCTCGATCAGGTATGCGTTGCCGTCTGTGCCG